CACTAGCTTTACATGCTGTGTAACGCCACCGGTTGCCCTGTAAAGTTTACTGGGTTGTAGTGAAGCTATAGAGTGGAACTCACTCTATTCTTCGGCAACGCATGTTCTATAGCATCAAGACAGAATATCTATAGACTCATTCAAGGTTCGCCTACCGTGCGAGAGCCTTGTCGGTGTTCCCTAGGATCGCTCCTAGGCATACTCCAGATCCAGCCGCATTCATTCGTGGTGCAGCCTCAAGGAGGACTGTAGTAACAGTCATGTCGATGTAGAAGGGTTCTGTATTAAGAGTTTAAATATTGATTGTCAAGATTTCATCTGACTTGGTGTCGTTTGAGCCTGAGTAAATTTTAAGAAGGTCTTTGTTGAGTTTAAAAAAGTGTTCATGTTCCATAATGATCCACTCACCTGCTGTTTCGGAACGGTAGTGGATGAAGTTGTCTGCGACCCAAGTGAACTTAGATTCTACAGCAACAAACTTGCCTTTTCTATTGAACTTCATGAACAGAATAGAGCAATCGTCGGTTTCAGCAACATCCATTAGTTGCTTGATCCAGCCATCAATAACTTTGCATTCACCTGTCATTAACAAGTGAAACGGAAAGTCGGCATAACTTTTGCATTCTGCGTTGAACTTAGTAAAAGACTGTCCAGGTACGATATCGCCCTTAAAGCTTCTAACTTGTCCTTCATGAAGAAATTCTTTACGAGACTGATTCTTGCCTCCCACATAAGCACCACTTCCGGGCGCTCTAATAAAACTTTCGTTATACGTCTTTGTTAAGAAGGTTGCAATCTCTCGTTCAAAAGAAGAACCCTTAGCTTTCTGTGGACTCGGCATACTCTAATTTATATCTTTCAATCAGTCTCGTAATTTTTATTCTACGTCATCTGTAGCTGTGCTGTAGGTTGTGAACCCATTTTCTTTCAGCACTTTGAGAACACTCGGGACACGTCCTGCTAGTTCTTCTCTGTGACTTACTAACCAGATAGACTTGTTGCGTCTACGTGACATATCCTTGAGAATAGCCATTGAGTTTTCAACACCGATGGTATCCATACCGCTGTCTATAAGTTCGTCAATGAATAGTGTGTTGATTGGGAAGTATAGATTTTCCCACACATCACGAAACGCAAAACTTAATCCAAGAATAAGTCGGTTCCGCTCACCGCGAGATAGATTGTCAAAGTCAAGCTCACGCCCGAGTTCGGTAATTTCAACCGATAGATCGTTCTTGAAGACAACGGTATGGGGCAATCCTATCTTATCAAGATAATGAGTTAATCTTGCATTCAGGTAGCTCAAGTTCTGGTCAATAATCTTTTTACGTACAAAGCTATCCTTGCTCGTGAGAATATCAAGTAAGAACTTCAAGTGATCACCGTACTTACTTAGCTCGTTAATCTTGTCAAATGTAATTGTTTGTAACGCACGACTTTCCATATCAATAATCTGTTCATGATATGGGTCAGTTTCTTCTGCCTTAGTTGCAATAGCTTTCTCTAGATTGTCAACGACTGTGCGATGCTCAATTGCTTCTGCCTCAGTGTCATAATGTGTGACTGGACGAGTGCCTACGCTCACACAAGCATTTTCAATCAACTGATCTGCATAAGGATCATCTTCGTTCTTCTTCGCTTCAATCTGTTGCTGCAATCTTTCAAGTTCAGAACTATGCTTGATTGCTTCTGCCTCAGTCTTGTAATGCGTAGTTGGCTTCTCGCCCAAAACGAATACAGAATTTTTATTTTTTTCTAAAGAGTTTTGGGTTTGGGCAAGTTCTTCAATTGCGCTAACAAGAAGTTCACGTTTGCTGTTGATAACATTCGTATGATTCTCATCGTGGAAGTCTTGACCGCAAGCATAGCACTTGTTATCTTCAAGTGTCTTGATTTCTTGTTCAAGCTTATCAACAAGTGCTTTATCCTTCTTCAAAGAAGACTCAAGCGTTGTAATGGTCTTGTTTATATTTGCAAGCTCTAGCTTGTTAGCCTCATAGACCTTAAGGTCAAAGTGAGATTGCAACTCAGCCGTAATATCAATATGGCTTAACGTATCATATTGAACCTGCAATGCAGCAACATCGCTGTCAAGCTTTTGTTTCCAGGAAGTTTGTCGAGCTAAGATAGCTTCATAGCGTTCCTGCTTTTGCTTCAAGTCAAGATAGACTGCTAAATCTTTGTGCGCTTGAAGTTCGGCTTCAATGTCAATCTTGCTAAGTTCATCGTAATCAAGCACAAGCTTGTTCAATGATTCGTCGTGTTGCTTCTGCCACAATCTCTGACGGCGCTTGAGTCCATCAATCTGTTCTTGAACACGACTATTGGCTTCTTCAACTGCTCTGTTTCTGAATTCTTCTTGTTGAATAGCATCCTTGTTCAATCTAATCTTTTCTTTGATCAAGTCTGCCTTCTCAGATAGCAATGTGATACCGAGCAACTGTTCAATGACATTGCGCTGATCATTAGCTCTCATTGACAAGAAGGGTTCACTATAGGTGTTGAGAGCAACGATATGTTTAAACATATCACTACTCATGCCAATAGCGTGTTCAATCGCTAACTGCGTTTCTCTGTTCTCACCTTGAGATTCGTTCTTATCTTCTTTGTTATTCTGCAAACTGTTGTTTACGTAGAAACGAAGAATATTAGGCTTTCTACCACGTTCAATCTTGTATTCGGTTCCATTGACACTGAATTCAAGAGTAACCATCATACCCTTAGCGTTAGTACGATTGATCAAATTGTCCTTACGAATCTGATTGATAGGGTTACCAAACAATACATAGCTCAAGCCTTGAATTAGTGTAGTCTTACCAGTACCATTTCTGGCACCGTCACCACCTAAGTCAAGGTTCTCACCTAGAATAAGTGTAAGTTCTTTACTGTCAAAGTTTACTGCTTGTGTTACTGCACCAATACTAAGAAAGTTTCGTAGGGTAATGTTCTTTAATGCAACGCTCATAGGTTTCTATAAATCTCTAACAATACTTTTGGATCAAAGAAGTCGCTCTCAATAGCAGAAATTTGATCAATAATAATCTGGTCAACACTTTCAAAGTTTACCTCACCTGGGGCTAAGTCTTGACTGTGTTGGTCTAGCTTCATCGGGATAAGTGACATTTCTCGTATGTTGTGCTTTGGAATCAATGTCTCACGAATGAAGTTAGCTTCTTCGTATGAGATATCAATATCAAGATGCACTCTAACACTACTCTTAGGAAGAAGCAAGCCTTCTGGGTTATCTAGTATGTCACTAAGCTTATAGACACGAAATAGTGGTTGCCCAGGCCATGCGTGAAACTCAGGCTCTTCGCCCCATTCAAGAATCATCATACCACGAGCATCGTCGCCCGCATCTGCATAGTTGTGAGGGAAAGCGTTTCCGATGTACCAAATGTTGTTACGTGCTTGACGCTTGTGGAAGTGACCGCTGAATACTTTCTCAAAGCCAGCTAAGTCATTGTCGCTCACATCACCGTGATCGGGCATCTGAACCATAGCATTCATGTAGAATGCAGGAAGCTCAAAGTGACCAAACAAATACTTGCCTGAAAGCTTAGATAGCTTCTTATGATCTTCACCGACTAACCAAGGAGCAATGACTACCTCATCTTGAATGAACCAGTCATTAACGATTGTTACGTTAGGTAGATGCTTCGCCCATTCAACACTATGAACATCACGCTTGTCTCTATAATAGAGGTCGTGATTGCCCGGAATGAAATAGACATGCTCAAAACTATTGTTTAGCTTTTCTAAAGCACGAAGACCAAACTGCATAGTTTGAATATTGATACTTGCTCTATGGTGATTGTAATCACCTAAGAAAAAGCAAGTTTCGCAATTTTCTTCTTTTGCTTTCTGAATAAACCAGTCAACAAAGTCTGAACAATCTTGGTTATGTTGTACACTGTTAGACTTAAGCCCAAAGTGAATGTCGGTGAAGACTGCTGCCTTCTTGAATAGAGTTTTCATACTCTAACTTATACTAGGTATGAACGTAAAAAGCAAACAGTTTGGTGACCTAATCTGCGAGTCCTTGACCCAATTTCTTGCCGCTCATCTGACGGCTAAAGCTTGGATTGAACCCGTTCATTTCTAAGATATCATCACGAATGTTTTGGCTTCGCTTTTCAGTATTCAACACTCTACAGAAACTATTGTTTACTGCTGCTGTATAGTATGCGAATGGATTAGCACTCTTTGCTTCATTGAATCTAAGACCAACATATGTTAACTGTAGAATAGCACTTGCTTCCATCTCATCACGGTAAGTATAACCTCTCCAGTTAAACTTCATTGAATACTTCTCACAAAGCATCATATACATTCTCGCTAACTTATTAGTGATTTGCCCATGATCTTTGTTGAAGTGACCGTTCTCCATACCGCCTTCCCAGTGACTCTTACCAACGCAGATGAATGAGTTAGTTTCGTCTAACTTGTAGTGCTGGAAAGGAGGGAAGTTGACCTTGACATGGACCATATCGTCAACGTCTTTCTTAGTGGTCTTGTCTTCCAAATCAGAGAAGATATCTTCGTCATCATCTTCAAAGACAAAAATATCTTTGGCTGTTTTTTTCTTGGTTGTTTTTCTAGGTTGCTTCTGTGACATTGGAACATGCTCCCATGTCATTACACGAAAAATCAAATCAGTAGTTGGAATGTCTTCGGCTAATACTTTCTCGCCGGTTTCTTGTGTTAGCCTAATTGCTCTTGTTTCTTTTGCTTGTTGAATCTGTTCTGGTTTCAGCGCATATTCTAAACTAGTGGTTAGTTCGCTGTCGGGCATATCAATGATGATATCGTATCTATGGTACTCCGGATCTACGAATGAGCAATATGTGGTTTTGCTTTTGTGAATTTCTTTTAGAATGTCTTTGTTATTTAGATAGTTAATTTTTTTTGGTTTAGCTGCCATTGTTATTCCTTTAGAGAGAACATTATACTTACACCGTTGTAAATTTACAACAGTTTAGGGTAAAAAATCACCAAATTTTCAGCGATAAATACATGTAGACTAAACTATTTAGCTACGGAGAAAACACCAAAAATGTCAGCAGAATCGGTACAAGCATATGTTAACTGGGTTAGGCGGTCAGGCGGCATCAACTCGCAAGCCGCTAGCCAGCTAAACTCCATTACCGCGCAACTTAATGCGTTAAATCCCGGTAATCCGAATTCAACTGCACAACTATCAGCGTTGCAAAGGCAAGCACAGGCAATTGTTAATTCCAGAGACAGTCAAATAGCAGCGTTAGGACGTCCGCCCAACCCTGCTAATCTTACTGAGAGAGAGCTAGCGCAGGTAGGAGCGCAAATAGGTCTAAATGCTGGTAATGGATTGATTGATTATCGAAACGCTTTAGACTCATTGCAATCAGCAGGCGCCGCCGCACAAAGAAATATAGGAACTACTCAATCAGCCGGTACTTCTAGAGGTCAAACTGAGCCGGTTACCACTGGCAATGGTACATCAAACCCTGTTACGAGTGTAGCAGCTTCGGCCAACACTACTACTAGAACATCAGTAACCAATACATCTAATACAACATCAACTACACCAACCGGTACACCTACTACAATATCATCTCCTCCAACTACGACAGACCCTTCTCAGCTAGACGATATTCCATTAACGGTTACTACTCTTGGTGACGAGGCATTAACCGCACCAATATTTGACCAAGCTGAATTAGAGGAACTTGCGGCGGAGTCGGCGATCGCTTCCCAAGAAGCAGTACTATCACAAGTTCCGTATGACGCTAGAGCAGATTGGAGAGTTAGACTTGCGCTATCAGATGATCCTAGTGTAAATTATCTTTATAAAGCGCCTAATCCCGGCATTCTTAAACCATTGAACGCTACTAGCGGAGTACTCTTCCCTTATACTCCTACTATTACTGTTAACTATGCGGCTAGCTATAGTCCAACTGAGTTAGTACACAGTAACTATAAAGCATTTCAATATTCCAGTAGCTCAATTGATTCAGTCAGTATTCAATGCGACTTTACAGCACAAGATGAGTACGAGGCTAATTATCTACTAGCGGTGATTCACTTCTTTAGGTCTGCTACAAAAATGTTCTATGGTCAAGATCAGAATCCAAGAAGAGGTACACCACCTCCCCTGTGTTACATATATGGTATGGGAAGCTATCAGTTTGCGGGTCAGCCCTTAGCGATTTCAGGATTTAGTTATAACTTACCCAACAACGTAGACTATATACAAACATCTATGGGAGGTCGCAACCCATCAACTGCGGCTGCTACTACCCCTCCAAATAGAACTGACGGTACCGGAGTAGCCCCAGGAGGAGTACCACCGCCTCCCCAATTTGCCCCAGTCGCAGAACCCGGTACAATTTCTTGGGTACCTAGCAAAATACAATTATCAATTCAGTGTGTGCCGATGATGAGTAGAAATCAAGTGTCAAATGAATTTAGTTTTGAAAAATATGCAACAGGCTCACTACTTAATGGTGTAGATACATTCCGCGGAGGATTTTGGTAATGGCAATTCAATCAACGTACCCACGCACGAGTCCGTATTATAATACTCCTGTCGTTGACAATAAGTTTTTAGACATTACAACCTATAGACCTATACCGTTTAACCCGCAGGACGTATTCATGACTATTACGCCAGTTTATCAGTTTAGACCTGATCTATTAGCATACGACTTGTATAACGATGCTAGATTATGGTGGGTGTTTGCTGCACGAAATCCTAACTTACTGGGACCAGACCCATACTTTAACATGGTAGCAGGTCTACAGATTTATGTACCTACGCAAAACACACTACAGAGAGTATTAGGCACCTAATTTATGTCAACAGCAAATATTACTAAAACGGTAGGCAACATACAATATGTGTATGACCGCGACCTGGATAGTCAAGGATATACTCTTTCTGTGTATAATGCCGAAACCGGACAATTCTTAACCTCCGCTCAAGCCAACCGCAGAGACGATGGAGGCAGTATACAGGCTGCCGGGCAGGCGTTGATACTTGAGGCAATAAGTAGACTAGGGACGCTAAATAATCCTCTAGCCGCAGAAGCTAGTACCTATCTCAGCAGTCAGGGAAGATCAGATATAGCAGAACTTGATCGGAAATATGATGCACTATTTCCACCTCCACCTGCTACTCCCACAATTGATAATACCGCAGCACCAGCTAACGCTGCGCCAACCGGTACTAATACTTTATCAGGTCCCGCAAGCGACGATAGCGGCACACAACCAACGACTCCCGCCTCAGCAGCTACAACAGCGGCCGGAACTTCGACTACTCCGCCCCCAACACCGGTATTACCTGGCGGCGCACCTCCCCAGCCAGGAACTGAAAGAACAGATGCAGCCGGCACTACCCCCTCCCCAAACACTTCAGGTGATCCTCCTTACGAGAATGAAACCTTCACTAGGGTAACCGAAGAATCAATAACAACGCCTGGCGGTAGACCAGGAAGACGCCTTAAAAATCCTTTAGGATCATTAGCAAGTTATAATTACCAACTAAGCTTATACATGATTACTGCACCGGCATATGAGGCATTTGTCGCTAACGGAAGACGAAACATAAACTTGTACGGAGAACAATTAGCGACTAGTGCTACTACGCCTGAACAAACTGCCGAAGCTGGACGGAATGGAGCATTTCTAATAGCACAGAGTGGTGGAATTGGAGGGAGTGACCAGCGCCCGCCCGGGTTTGAATATGACTATTATATAGATGGGTTATCGTTTAAACATTACGTTAACTCAACTGCAACTGGCGCTCCGGTATCTGCTACTTCTTACAAATTTCAAATTACTGAACCATATGGTTTTTCTTTATTAACCAAACTAAGAAAAGCCAAAGACACGTTGGCGGCGCCGGTGGCTGGCGCTACTGGACCAGTTGCGACTGTGCCCCGTGATCCATTGAGTCAATATTATATATTGGGAATTAGGTTTTTTGGATGGGACCAAAACGGCGTACAAGTTACTGGTCCTGAAGTCTTTGATGGTAATCCAATTGACCCGTCTGCACCAGGTAATGGTACGTTGTTTGAAAGTTTTTATGATATCATAATCAAAGAGGTAAAATTTAAAGTAGATGGCAAGGCTACAGTTTACAACATTGAAGCTGAATCAGCATCTATTGGCACTACTATTAATGTGCGAAAAGGGATGGTACCTCAGAGTATAACAGTATCAGGTTCTACGGTAAGAGATTATCTTTCTGGTCCTAATGGACTTTTTACTCAACTAAACAAACAACAACAAGACTTGGTTAATAACAATACTATTACGAAGCCCGTTGTCTATAAAATTAACTGGTTGGGAGATGCAGAAAGTATTGCAAACTCAAGTATACTTTCCGACGCTAGAACCGACAGAGGTGCCGAAACAAGCAGTACTGCGGAAACCACTACAGAAGTTAATCCAGAATCTGAAACTAGAGCATCGCCTAACAATGCCTCACGTAATTTGAGTATTGCAAACATACCTATCGTTCAGGCTATTGATCAGATTGTTGCTATGAGCAAATACCTACAAGATTCTATAGCGTTTAATTATACAGACAGTAATCAAAACAATCCAGAAACTGCTGCTCCTAATGCGGTGACAACGCCTAATAAGAAATTTACTTGGTTTCATATTAGTCCGGAAATATCTAACATTGAATGGGACGCAAAAATAAATGATTGGGCATACAGTATTACATATACAATTCAAACTTATCTTATTCCAAGTATAGATAATCCCTTTGTAAACAATAATACTCCATATTATGGTCCGCATAAAAGATACGATTATTGGTATACTGGACAAAATTCTGAAGTTTTGAAATTTGAACAGACAATTGATAAAGGTTTCTTCAACATTGTTGCTGCTGGTAACCCAGCAGCTAATTCCAATAATACCACAAGTACTACTGGCACCGGCGGCGCTGCTACGGGTGACGGCGCAGCGACAGGTACCCCGGGTGAAAGGACTAATGCTGGAACACGGACAGACCCGGCAGCTGGCGGAACAACCCCTGCAGCCTCTCCCTCACTTACCACTACAGCTACTAATACTACATCACCTACTAATAGTGATGGTTCAGGCGCAACCCTCAGTATGGAAACAATTAACAGTGTTAGAACGACATTATATGATCCTGGTGCGTATGCAAAAGCGAAAGTTGAAATATTAGGAGATCCTGATTTTCTTATGCAGCCGTCCCCAAATCTTGGTAATGCTATTGGCCGTGCTACTCCATTTAATAGATTTTATAGTGGAGGAGGATTCACTATTAATCCGAACGGCGGACAAGTATTTTTTGAACTTGATTTCAAAGAAGCAGTTGACTATGATGTAGGCGGAGCTAGCGATTTACTTTCAGATGGCAGAGGGGTTACCGGTACGGGAGGTACACTATCAATTAATGATAGCATTAACTTCGTAAATTACCCAGACAGTGTTAGTGATAAAATTAACGGAGTCGTCTATATGCTTACGGAGATTACGCATAATTTTAAGAACGGTGTGTTTACGCAGGCATTAGAGGCAAACCAACCGTTCTTAAACGGCGACATAACTCAGGTTGCACCAACTGAACAGCAGCGTGAACAAGATGCGGCTGCTACAACTACCGCAACGCCGCCAGCAACGCCGCCAGCAACGCCGCCAGCAACGCCGCCGGCAACAACATGAGCTTAATGGAAAAATAAATGCCAACAGATAATTTTAAACCCCGCGGAACGAGCAAACTTAATAGACCGACCCGTGACGGAGGCGGCTCTAAAAATTACCCAATCATTGGGGTAGTAAAAAACAATATTGATGCTAATCGTTCCGGAAAAATTTGGGTCGCACTACAAGATGGCAAGGGTCCCACTAATCCTAATTCACGAAGTGGCTGGACACCAGTGCAGTACTTACCTTCATTTTTTGGCGTAGTACAAGCCAGTGGCGGAGCAAATGATTTAGGGTCATACACGAATAATTCTAGTTCATACGGGCATTGGCAAGCTCCGCCCGATATTGGTACTGAAGTTGTGTGTATTTTTATCGGCGGCGATGTTAACAAAGGGTTTTATATCGGAGCCATTCCCACTCCCCAAACATTGCAGATGGTTCCAGCAATTGGTGCGGTAGAAAATGTTACATTAAATTCCGGTGAGGCTTCCGGGTTTGGCGGCGCTACTAGACTGCCTGTAACTAATATCAACACCAATAATACGAACGTATCGAACAGCAATGAATTTTTAGATACCGCTAGACCAGTGCATAGCTATGCTGCTAGCGTCATGAATCAGCAAGGCATATTAAGAGATCCTATTCGCGGTCCCATTAGTACAAGTGCTAGTAGAGAACAAACAAGTAGAGTTGGATGGGGAGTTAGTACTCCGGGCCGACCTATATATGAGGGCGGATACACAGATGAAACCCTACCTGACAATTTAGAACAAGGTAACGCAGAACGACTTAATGTTATTGCACGAAGAGGCGGTCACAGTATCGTCATGGATGACGGCGACATAATTGGTCGTGATCAATTAATTCGTATTCGCTCTGCACTGGGCCATCAGATTATGATGAGCGACGATGGACAAACATTATCAATCTTACACAGTAATGGTCAAAGCTATATTGAATTAGGTAAAGAAGGCACTGTAGATATATTCAGTACAAATAGTATTAACATGAGAACTCAGGGTGATTTTAATATTCACGCCGATAGAAATGTTAACATACATGCTATGGAGAACTTCAATCTTCAAGCGAAAAACATTCATACTAATAGTGATGAGATAACTAAATCCAGAGCAGGTAAAGAATATAGTATTACTGCACTAAACAATTTTACTGTAAAAGCAAGTTCTGCAATTGCAATGTTAGCTGGTGGTCAAGCAAGTTTAGTTGCAGGTGCAGAAGCCTTTGTTAATGGTACAAAAGTTAATTTGAATAGCGGTAGTCCCGCACTGTTACCGCCTGATGTACCTATCATTCCTGTAACAGCACAGACAGATACATTGTTTGATGAAGCCGTAGGCTGGGCAGCAGCGCCTGCTAGATTATTATCTATCGCTTCAAGAGCGCCGGCACACTATCCTTGGGTCAATGCGGGCATGGGCGTTGATATAAGAAATAGTCCAAACGCCGCTGATAACTTACCCGCACCTTCGTCACCCCCAGTGCAGCAATTAAATGCTCAAGCAGAAGCAACTATACCCACTCCTCCGGCAGTAGCTACAGTGGCCTCAGTTCCTCCTGTTCCGGCATCTTCCCCTACATTAGGTTCAGGAACAACTAACGCTGTGCTAGCATCAACTGCAACAGCAGCGGCAGAAGGACCAGCCGCTGAAGCAACTGCTGCTGGAGCAGGGGTAGTTAAGAAGCCAGGCAGTTCATTGATTTCAGGAATCAACAGCGCATTGAAGGTTGCTGCTGCTGTGGGCGGCGGGATCGCTGCAATTAGACAGTTAACAAGCGCAAGTTCAGCAGGTCAGGCACTGGTGGCAGTCGGAGCATTTGGACAAAGTGCTGACCAACTATCACGTTCCGGCGTCTTGAAGCCTGGTTCGGAAAGTCTTGTTAATGGATTAGCCACTGCAGGAAAAACACTCACTAATACTCTTCCTACATCAGTGTTTACTGGTAAAGCCGGCGCTGAATCAGTAGAACAACTAGCAGCGAACACTGATGCACAAGCAACCGCAGCAGTTAACATAATGACAGTTGCCCAGCAGGAATTAACTCGGGCAGGAGTGATAAACGGTAGTGAATCAACAACTCAAACTGCCGGCTTAATAGCTGCTGCTGGTGCTTTAGGCACCGACGCTGTTGTTGACGCAGTAAAACAGTCTTCCGCACCTACAGAATCAGTAGAAACTGCTACAGCTAATCTCACCGCAGCAGCCAATGCAGTCGGTATCCCGGCAGCAGCGACCGCGGCAGCGACCGCAGCAGCTGGAGCAAACCTAGTAAACAATGCAACAGCATCTGCCACAGCATTGGCAGGCGCTGCTGCTGGAGCAAAAAATGTTGCCGGCGCTATTGGAGCAGGTATATCAGCAGCTAAGCTGGCTGATAGCCTAGGTGGATTGGGAGGAATAGCAAATTCTCTCAAGGCTCTAGAAGATGCAAACAGCGAATTAACTGGACTATTAGATTCAGTTAAGGGTGTATCAGGATCTGCATTTAGTGCAGTCAAAGATGGATTTGGTAAATTAGAAGCCGGTGTACCTCAAAACTTGTCAGAAATTGCTAAAGAAAAAGCTGCTAAAACTGCTATTACTGAAAATATTCCAGGATCGCAGCCGGCGTTTGCTAAGAGCTTGTCTGGCCTAGTAAAAAAATCAGGCGAAGCATTTGACAAGGCAGCTAAGCTATCTAGTGATCTTAGTAATTCAATTAATAGCGTGGTTGGACCAGCCAAACAAGCATTATCGAACGCGGCAGGAGCCGTTAAAGGCGCAGCCGGTGCTGTAACTAATGCAGCCGGTGCTGTAACTAATGCAGCCGGTGCAGTAGCCGGCGCAGTGAACAGCATCACGGGCCCTACCAGCAGTCTAACTAATGCAATCAATACTGTTACTGGCGGCCCCGGAACTCCCCTGATATCAGGTGGTCAAGGTGCCGACGCCACAAGGGGCAGTGCTGGCACTGATAACATCACCACTACACTGTCTTCAATTGCTGATGTATCATCCGGTACTCTCCCCAACACAATTGGTGTAAGCACTGTTAACAATGCAGTGGTTAATTCTACAGAACAATTAGTAACCAGTACCGGTAGCGTTTCCGGCACCGTCAGTAACTTAGCCAACGCAGGCAACAACTTAGCAAATGCAGGGCAACAAATTACTACACTGATTGACTCAACTACAGGCAATGGTGTAGATAATTTAGCAAATAATATTAGCGGTGCAGTTGACAACATTAACAGCTTAGTAGGAGGAGCAACGTCACTTAAGAACGGCTTGTCAGGTCTGGCTAATGCTGCTAAGAAGGCACAGGGAGGCGGACTTGCTGCTAGAGCATCTGCACTGGCTAGCGGAGTAAGTAATTTGCCCGGCGGAGTCAAAGCCTTCTCCAGTGTGTTAGATAAAGCAGATGAAGCTGCTAATCAGATACCAGGTACCGGTCAGTTAACAGGTCTGATGAATGATTTGCAGACGGGAGTTAAAAATGGACTTGGCGATGTTAACTCAGCGTTAACTTCAGCGAGTAATGCATTGAATGACGCTTCATCTGCATTGAACACAGCAAATAAACTAGTAGGAGCTACGGGCGGCGCAGCAGGAGGATTAGGTAGCTTAAGTTCAGCAGCTAGCAAAGTTGGCGGACTTACTTCAGCTATTGCAAGCAAGCTTCCAATAGGACAAGTTACACAACTTCTAACATCAGTAAGTGCTTTGGGTGCTGGCGGCGCAAGTCCTATCAAATTGCCTAGTTTGGGAGTCAATACGACAAACAGAGACGGCATTACTGCCCAAATTAAAGGAGTATTAGGTGATGCTAGAATTCCAATACCAAATCTGTTGGGTGACATTCTAGGTGATGCTATTGATAGTATAGAAAAGAGGGCACGCACTTTAAGAGAAGAAAGACGGAGAATTCAAGCACAGCTTGATACTGCAAAGGAAGAGGAAACCGCAGCAGGTAATGAATTCATTACTGCATTTAATACTCTGCCGGCAGGTGACCCAAGTCTTGCTGCGTTGGAAAAGAAATCCAATGATGCTACGGCTAAAGTTGCAAGTTTAAGAACAGAATTAGCAAATGTAGGTAAACGACCAAGAAAAGCTGCGCCAGCAAAAGATCCGGCAGCAGCTGGTACGCCCGCACCCGGTACCGGAACCACTACGTAAACTAAATATTAAAAAGGATAATTTATGGCAACTTACTTAGGATTCAGTACAATAAATGCGTGTAACCCAAAGACAACTAATATGACTTCGGGCAGTGCCGGCGGCCCGGGCGGAATCCGTGAAGGCATTTCGTGGGGAAATAAATTTAGTCTCGCTGATGCCCAACTAGTAGTACAGGATTTTATTAATGCTTTGAATATACGATTGGGTACTAAAGTAGGACAACCAGGATATGGGACTAGACTTTGGGACTTTATCTTTGAACCAAATAACGCAACTACACGAATTGATGTTGAAAATGAAATACGACGAGTAGCCAGTCAAGACCCTAGACTTCAGCTTGCAGAGCTAGTAACTTATACATATGATAACGGAATACTATTAGAAATACAGTGTGCAATACTGCCCTTCAATCAGCCAATCGCAGCAAAAATTTCTTTGAACCGAGCGACACAAAGAGCCGCTTTACTATAAAAACTGGTTTTTTTCTATGATAAATATATTATCAATAGAGAGAAACTATGGCAACAAGTTCAAGACAATCAGCACTATTTGGTCCTAACGACTGGAAAACCATTTACCAGACGTTCAACCAAGCAGACTTCCGTAGCTATGACTACGAAACCCTACGTAAAGCATTCATCGACTACCTACAAATAAATTATCCAGAAACATATAACGACTATGTTGAATCAAGCGAATTTGTTGCCTTGCTTGACGTTATTGCCTTTATGGGTCAAGGTCTTGCTTTCCGCAATGACTTGAATGCTCGTGAAAACTTTATTGATACTGCTGAACGCAGAGATAGTGTTGTTAAGCTCGCCAATCTTGTGAGTTATACGCCAAAAAGAAACATTGCTGGTCAGGGCTATTTAAAAGTCACAAGTATTAAAACTACTCAGAACCTAAATGATCTTAACGGCTTCAATCTAAGTAACGTTCCTGTATTGTGGAATGACCCTGCTAACCCAAATTGGCTAGAACAGTTCAACACTATCATCAACGCTGCCCTAGTAGACACTCAGCGAATCGGTAGACCCGGCAATGTTAGTGAAATCGCAGGTGTAAACACAAGCGAGTATAGTTTACAGATTGCTCCTAATAATCTACCTATTGTCCCCTTTAGTAGTTCGGTTGGCGGCGTCAATATGAACTTTGAATTGTGCAGTGTGTCTAGCTTAGACAGCGAATCAATCTACGAAGTTCCTCCTGCTCCTAGTGGCAGATTCAATATGTTATATCGTAACGACAAGTTAGGATTTGGCAGCCCCGAAACAGGTTTCTTCTTCTACTTCAAGCAGGGAAATCTACAGACATTTGACTTCTCATTGCAACAGCAAATCAGCAACCAAAATATTGATATTGATATTCAGGGAATTAACAACTCCGACACGTGGCTATACAAGATTAATCAAGACGGTACTCGTGATCCATGGCGTCAAGTAGAAAATGTATATGCAAATGCATCACTGCAAGGCAATAGCTCATTCAAGCAGACGTTCTCCGTAAGTTCACGTTTCAACGATCAGGTTACATATGTATTTGGCGATGGCGTATTTAGCGAAATCCCTGTAGGAAACTTTAGAGCATATGTACGTGCAGGCAATGCGCTCACATACACTATCTACCCATCTGACATGAATGGCTTGTCAGTTACATTCACTTACATTTCACGTTTGGGTAGAGCAGAAACACTAACGGTTGGTCTAGCATTGACTCAGACAGTGACCACTGCCCAAACAAGAGAATCACTCGCCAGCATCAAACAACGTGCGCCTACTCGTTACTATACGCAGAACAGAATGGTCAATGGTGAAGACTACAATAACTTCCCATATACATTGTACAACTCAATTGTCAAAAGTAAAGCAATCAATAGATCAAGCGTTGGCGTCAGTAAAAACCTTGACTTATTAGACCCTACTGGAAAATATTCTAGCACAGTGAGTTATGGCAACGACGGTGCATTGTATCAAGACGATGTTAATGGATTTTTAAATCTAACGATTAACAACACCAGCGATATTATTGCATTCTTCACGGGTGAATTGTCTAATGTATTGTCTCTAAACAAGGCTACACAATATTATATTCAGAACTATCCTAGATATACTGTAACTGATACTGATACTCCCGCAAACGAAGTAGTATATTGGAGAACTAGTACAGTAAATGCAGACAATGAAACAGGTTATGTCTATACAGTTACTGGTTCATTAGAGCAGCCCACTAGTGTCGGCATCTTCAGCACTACTAACTTGAAATATATGACAACTGGTGCTATTATTAAATTCACTGCACCGTCAGGTTTCTATTTTGATAGTGATAATAGACTCGTAGCAGGTATTCCAGGATCAGGCGACAGCACATTTATTTGGACTACTGTACTAAATGTAGTAGGCGACGGCTCAAATAATAACCAAGGCAGCTTTGCTAACGGCTCCGGTCCTATCAGACTTAGCGGCTATGTCCCTAATGATGTTATTGTAAGCACTATCATTCCTGTGTTCGGTAACATTATTCCTAGAGAGATAATTCAAGAGGCAGTAATTAGAATTGAACTGAATCAAGAGTTTACACTAGTATTTGATAACTCGCTACTAATCAATCAGCCACGCTGGTCTATTAAAAAGATTACTGACCCCAATTGGTTTGTGAAGTTTACCAGCTTAGGTAATAATAGATACACTGTGACATATAGATCACTGTCTTACTATTTTGGTAGTGTCGCTGATACTAGATTTACTTTTGCTAAAGATGAATTAGTATATGATCCGTTTACTGGTAAAATTATTCAAGACAATGTTTCAGTGTTGGGTATCAATACTTTACCATCGTCTACGACTGCAATCGGTAAGAACACCGAGATTAACATTGTTGGGCAAACAGTCGAGAGCGATGGATACGTCAACGACTTTGAAGTTGAAGTTGCAGCAACAGATGTGAACAACAATCAGTTGATTCTGAACCCAGACTTCTTTAATGAGATTACAGGGTTTGTTACTGGTAGCAATAACTTTGGTATATATGTGTTCTTTGAGACTGTGCAGGACCCAATCAATCTCACTAAAGAATTCATTGTCCCTACTAGCTCAGTAAGATTCCAATATCCTACACAAACACAAATTGAACTAGTGAAGTATGATTATCCGGTTGGACAATTGTTCTATGCAACTAGCGAAAATAAGTTCTACAAAACAGTCCAAGATCAGACTGTAACTAATATTGTTTATGATTTAGTAGAACAATTTAATTATAGTGTAAAGTTTGGGAGACAGGGCTTGAGCTATCAGTACAAGCACAATTCAAACAACACTAATAGAATTGATCCGGCAACTACTAATATCATTGACTTGTACGTAGTTACATTCAGTTACTTTGAACAATATCAGAGATACATTGTTGACACAACAAATACTATTCCTGAACCGAATAGACCAACAATTACTGAGTTGTCTTCACAGTACACTGAATTACAAGACTATAAAATGTTGTCGGATTCTGTAATATTAAATAGTGTAGAGTTCAAACCACTGTTTGGTCCTAAGGCAGTACCAGCACTGAGAGCGACAATTAAAGTAATTAAAGACAGTACAACAAATGCAAGTGACAGTGAAATAAGAAGTGCAGTATTAGCAGCAATGGATCAATATTTTAATATTAACAATTGGAACTTTGGTGACACATTCTACTTCTCAGAACTTAGCGCATTTTTGCACGCCGAATGCGGAGACTTGATTAGCTCTGCTGTATTAGTACCGAATGATCCGTCAATGAAGTTTGGAGACTTATATGAAATAAAATGCAGACCTTTTGAAATTTTCGTAAACGCTGCTACATCAAATGATGTATTAGTGATACCCGCGCTCACACCCGACGAATTACAGATAAGATAAGTACAACTATGGCACGTATTAGAACACTAAACTTTCTTCCGGAAATCTTCCAAACACCAACAAACAGTCAGTTCCTCTCGGCTACACTTGATAGACTCGTAAGTAACCCTTCGTCTACTCGTGTGCAGGGTTATGTCGGAAGCAGATTTGGTTCGGGTATTAATGCGCTTGATTATTATGTTACTGAGCCAACCAAAACTCGTGCAGACTATCAGCTAGATCCAAGCGTGGTGTTTACAAGAGCAGAAGAAGAAATTGCTAATGATTTTATTACATACCCAGGCATTATTGATTCACTAGAGCAACAGGGTGCGGTCACTGGTAATAACAACAGACTATTCAACAGTCAAATTTACTCATGGGACAGCTTTACAAATCTAGATAAGCTAGTCAACTATTATGAATATTACTGGTTGCCAATTGGCGCCCCAGCGGTTACTGTTGCACCTAGCACAGTATTCATCAACCAAGATTATATCGTAACTGACTTTGCTAATAGTTACGAAATTAGTGAAGTTGGCTCAATCATAGGAACCGGAACCAATCCAACAATCTCAGTGATTCGCGGAGGAACTTATAGATTTGAAGTAAATCAAAACTCTCAGTTTTGGATTCAGACTGAGCCAGGTACTAGTGGATTTTCCCCCACACAAGAAAATCTACCCACACGAGAAGTTTTTGGTGTAGACAACAACGGTGCTGAAGTAGGCATCGTAACATTCAACGTCCCATTCAAGAATGCACAGGATCAATTTGTTTTCCCTGGCAACAATATGGTTGACGTAATTTGCAATATTCCGTTTGATGAAGTCAATGGTAGAAATCTATACACAATCAATGACATTGCAACGGGTATAAGCTATCCTGGGCTAGACAACATTGATGGCGTGACTGGATTAGACGGTCTAAGAATAATGTTCTATGACACTGGCGTGCCAGATGAGCAAGGATATGTAGCATCTTATTACGATGAAACATTTTATGATGTTAACGACCCGTTCTTTACAGAACCTAGAACTGTTACTGTTGGCAGCACAAACGCTAGTGGTAATAGACTTTCAATGGCATTAGGTTTCACCACAGATGATCTAATTCCTAATCAAACTGTGACCTTTAGCGGAGTGCTATTAGGTGGCATTGTTGAAGGTCAAGTATATTTTGTAAAAGACATTATCAACTCAACTGACTTCACTATTTCACAAGACCTTCAGGGCGACACTGTTACAGTGTTCACTCAGTCAGGCGCCAACATGATTGTTAACATCAATCAGGGACAGTTTCAGAACGGATTTAACACAGTAGTAAGCGAGAACTTCTACAGAATTCAATATTTGGGTGACCCCGACAACCCCATCATTAGACTATTGCCGGACGGTACTATTCCTAATAATGAAAAGATTTCTCCAAGATTTGGTACTGAGTACATCAGCAGATCATTTTACAGAAATACTATAGGTGTCATTAGTATGATACCTATCATTACTGCACCGCTTGACGTATTATATTATCAAGACGGGACCAATCCAAATAAAGTCGGCGTAATTAAAATTAATGATTCTGATTTAGACAACTTTATTAATATTGAAACAGAAATCTTAGGCAAAACAACTTATACATCACCGAACGGCGTACAGTTTACGAACGGACTAAAAGTTCAATTTGATGGTAACGTCTTCCCTAATTCATATCGCTCAGGCGAATATTATGTTGAGGGCGTGGGCACAGCAATTGAATTGGTTCCTGTTAGTGAACTAATTGTCCCTGAGAAATTCTCTAGAGGCGACTTCATACCATACGACACTGTTGGATATGATGATACTGGCTACGACATAGAATTATTTGTTCCTGTCGACCCCGACTACATCACTATTGCTAGAAATAGTATTAGCAAGAACGCATGGTCAAGAAGCAACAGATGGTTCCACATTGACGTTATCAACGCCACTGCACAGTATAATGATAATCCAAATATCTTGACAGAATATGCAACTCTTGACAACAAAGCTAAGAGACCAATCATTGAGTTTTATCCTAACTTAAAAATGTTTGATGCAGGTACTCAAGGTAAGAGACCAGTTGACTTCTTTGATACTCGTGCAACAGATGCATTGTCTCAGGTTGCAGGATTAGCAAATTACTATCCTGACGTAGAAACTTACACTAGCAACACTGCGGTTGTTGCCAGCACACCAAATACTGTAGTAGGTGTAGCATCCATGTTGCAAGGTAACACCTATGAGCTAGTCAATGTTAGTGGTACTTTGCAAACTTCATGGAATGATCTAGCAGGAACTTTGGGCGTTACATATTTTCCTGGTGACAAAATTGTATGCGCTAAAGACGGAAACGATTTACTAGTGCCAGGCACAGGTACTGGACGTTTAATATATGACGAAGCCACAATCACTGTACCATCAAGTGATGTTACTGGAATATTCCAAATCGGGATGTATGTCGGTGACGTATTAGATATTATACCTACTAACGCACAGATTATCAATCTTACTGATGACGGAACAACTACCACACTTACGATTAGTTATCCATTCCCACAAGACATTGTTGGAGGAACAACATCAATCGTTGGTACTGATACTACAGTAAGCAACTATGCAGTGTTCCCTGGATCAAGAATAATCTTTTCTAACGACACTGACGAAGGCACGAAGCATAAGATCTATGTTGTAGATATCGTTGTTACTACTTTAGGCGGTAGCCCACAGATTGTATTGATTGAAGCTGAAGATACTAATGTTGAAGTTGACCAACAGGTTGTCATTACAAGAGGCTTCAACGAGCAAGGTAAGACATTCTACTTTGACGGTATTGAGTGGCTGCAAGCTCAGCAGAAAGTAACTGTTAATCAGGCCCCTCTGTTTGATGCGTTTGATGATAACGGCATTAGCTTCAGCGATAGCACAGTTTACAATAGCACAAGCTTTACTGGAACTACACTGTTTTCATACGGCATTAATCCATTAACAGTTGACGATCCTATCTTAGGATTCCCTGTAAGATTCACTGATGTGGGCAACATTGGAGATATTAGCTTTGATGTTACTATCAATTCTGATACCTTTAATTATGTGCGCGGCATTGAATCAATAACACAGAAAGTAAACACTGGCTACGTACACAATTACATTAGCAGAATTAATTTTACTAGAGAATTGGGCTGGGTAACAGCAGTAGAAAATAGCGTACAGTATCAAGAATTCAACTTCAGATATAATATTGCCAACCCAACAACTCAGTTTGTTTGTGATGTGGCTGCGTTGCCTGAATTACCAGTTGATGTTAAGGGTTGGCCTAGAGTAAAGGTGTACAACAATAACACATATCTAGAACCAACCGACTACACAGTTGAGCTTTTTGATACCGTTACTAGAATTACGTTAAACACTGTTCCTGATGTAGACACTGTAATTCAAGTATTGCTCTTGAGCGACCAAGTCAGCCAGAGCGGATTCTATCAGATTCCTGACAACTTGAATAGCAACCCATTCAACGAAGACTTGACTGTAGCAGATTTGGGTGACATTCGCAATCACTATCAAGATATCTTTGTCAATGCACCAAATACTACTGGTGATATTTTTGGCTCAAACAACTATAGAGATTGCGGTGACTTAACTCCATACGGTACTAAGATTATTCAGAACAGTGCTTCAATGGTACTACCAGGCGTGTTCTTGCGTAAAACAAAATACGACCTATTAAACGCATTGATGTTTAACGGCAATGAATATGTCAAGTTCAAGCAACTATTGGTTGATACTGTACAAAACGCTCAGTTCACTATTAGAAACACCCCAGCAGAAATCCTAGACGAAGCTATTGAACTGATTGCAGCTAGTAAGAGTGAGATTAGCTCATTCTACTGGTCAGACATGTTGCCAAACAGATCACCTCTAGCAGTAAACACATATAACTTTAATAGTAATACCGACGTAACTCGCTACCCGTTAAACAAAGTTTATAATTTTGAATCAGCTAACTATGATAGCGTATTGGTATACTTGAACAGAACCGTCAATAACAATCTAGTACAAAGACAGCTTCTAAGAAATGTAGACTATACTATCAGTGCTGATAGTCCAACAGTCACCGTTACTTTAGATTTGGTACCCGGTGATCAAATCATTGTTAAAGAATACAATCAGACATACGGTTCATATGTTCCTTATACCCCAAGTAAGTTGGGACTCTATGATCTGTACGAGCCTAGTGTTGTATTGGATAGCAACTATTCTACACCTACATATTTCATTAAAGGACACGACGGCTCATATACAAAGCTATATGGCACTTACGTCCCTCAAACTAATACTCTGCTAGACTTCAGAGACCAAGCACTATTGGAATTTGAAAAGAGAGTTTACAACAACGTTAAGCTAAGCACAGAAGTTCCAATCAAGCTCTATGATGTATTGCCTGGCTTCTTCAGAGACAGTGACTATTCATATGATGAATGGTTGCAGATGTATTCAACTAATTTCTTGAATTGGGTTGGTCAGAACAGAATTGACTACAAGACTCAGTTCTTCAACAGAAATAACGAGTTCACATATAACTACACCAATTCAAGCAACAAGCTAGATAATTCTCAGATCCTGCAGGGATATTGGAGAGGTGCATATCAATATCTATATGACACTACTACTCCTAACTTAACACCATGGGAAATGTTAGGCTTTGCCAACAAGCCGACTTGGTGGGAAGAACGCTATGGCCCCGCCCCATACACAAGTGACAACTTAGTATTGTGGGGAGACCTCGAAGCCGGTAGAGTATATTCAGCAGATGGCACAAGTGTCATTGTTCCTGAGTTAGCCCGCCCAGGTCTTTTAGAGATTATTCCGGTCAATTCAAACGGCGAACTATTAAGTCCGTTGATTAGCATTGTAGGTAACTATAATCCAAATACTTTCCAGAAAGATTGGAAAGTAGGTGACGATGGCCCCGCAGAACTTAGCTATCGTCGTAGCTCAACGTATCCGTTTGACGTTATCAAGCTGTTTGCAATGACAAAGCCTGCTGAGTTCTACAACTTAGCAGTTGACCTAGACAACTACAAATACAATGCTGAATTTAATCAATATTTGGTAAACAACCGTGACCACTTGATTATTAGTGATGTTCAAATTTACGGTGATGGTATTGCCAAGACCAGTTACATTAACTGGATCGTAGACTATGAAAAGCAGTTTGGTGTAGATGCTACACACGAAATTAAAGAGACTCTAAACAATCTAGACGTTAGATTGGCATATCGTCTTGCTGGTTATAGTGACAAGACATTGCTCAAGTTCTACGTTGAAAAGGGTTCACCAAACACTGCTAATGCATCGCTATTGATTCCAGATGAGAGCTATCAGGTTCTTCTTTACGATAACCAGCCATTCGACAAGGTAGTTTTCTCTAGCGTAATCATTCAGAAAACTGTTCAAGGTGGATTTACTGTTTTTGGCAATTCACAGTCCTTTGCTTACTTTAGAATTAAGGCACCTGTTAATAACGGTAGAAGTGAATTTGTTACTGTATTAGAAAAGACAGTAAAATTAGCTACGGACTATTCAGCTAAAGAAGTACTTGTCCCTTACGGAACAACATTCTATAGTATACAAGAAGTTGCACAATTCCTAATGAGCTATAACGCATACCTAAAAGACAAGGGTATGAAGTTTAATGAAGTTGAGGCTGGTACTGAAGTCAATTGGGAATTGATGGTAAAGCAATTCATGTATTGGACTCAGATGGGTTGGGAAGACGGAAGCTTAATCACGCTAAATCCTGCTGCTACTGACCTTGTCTTTGACAAAGAAGGCAGCATTGTTCAGCCGCTAACTATTCAGCAGCAGAACTTCATTCTTAACCAAGACTTGTACCCCATTCAGATTAATACTCTTTGCGTGAATCGTGACGGCACACTGTTTAAACTCCATACATTGAACGAAGGCGATAGCATGGCTTTCGCACAATTTAATGTGAGTAACTTTGAGCATGGCATCGTGTTCAACAACACCACGCTATTCAATGACGTTATCTATAATCTTGTCACTGGATTGAGACAGAATAGAATCACATTGCGCGGAACTAAGACTAGCGAGTGGAACGGTACCGTTGACGCTTGGGGCTTCATCATCAATCAGAACAATGTAAAAGAATGGTCAAAGGATATCAAGTATCCTAAGGGCTCAATTGTTCTGCATAAGAACAAGTATTACGCTGCCCTAAGATTGTCAGAACCAACAACTACATTTACCGACCTTGATTGGAAGTTAATCAATTATGAAGATGTACAGAAAGGTCTACTACCTAACTCAGCAACCCGCTCTTTCGAAAGCACTTTGTACTACAACTGCAATGAGGCTAATCTAGAACAGGACGCCGACCTACTATCATTCTCATTGATTGGTTATCGCCCAAGAGATTATCTCGCATTAGCAGACTTGACAGACATTACCCAAATCAATGTCTACAAGAACATGATCAAGAACAAGGGTACTGTTAATGCTGTAACTGCATTTGACGGTGTTAACTTGCCTCAGGGCGGCATTGAATACGAAGTTTATGAAAACTGGGCAATCAAGTCAGGTGACTATGGTGGTTTGCTAAGTCAAAACTTTGTAGAGTTTAGAGTTGACCAAAATCTTTTGACCGGTAACCCAAGCATCGTGTCATTAACTAACGGTGTCTACACTGAAGGCGCACAGCAAGAAGTACCTATCTATAGTTTGTTTAACTACGGTGATACTATTACTGATCCAAATGTATTGGCAGTAACCACTGACCCATATAATAATCTGTACCCATCAGCCGGTTATGCTAACTTTAACGATGTGAAAATGTCGTCCTTCTACTATGGTGGATTGCCTAACGGTGTCAACAAAGAAGGCATAGTTGTTCCTATTCAGAATTTCTATGTAAGAGACTATCTATGGTTAGCAAGCTTTAAAGAAAAGTGGGGAATCTTTTCTTGGAGCCCAATCGGTGAAGTAGTTGAAGTAGCAGCGAACCTAAATAATACTGCGACAGTAACATTTAGTAAGCCACACAACTTGAAGAATCTAGATCCAATCGCTATCGTTAACTTTAGTGAAAACGTAGACGGTTACTATATCGTAACTCAGATTGTTAACTTGAATCAAGTAATAATCAACTTGAATGTTTCTGGTCTTGAATCAAGCGGTATCACTGGTTCAGGCATAGGTATGTTAATCTACAGTCAGCGAGTCGCACAGCCCGGTGATATTAATACTCTACCTCTTCTAGAAGCTGAGTTCACCAAGAACACTGTTTGGGTAGACGAAAATACTGACGGTGGTTGGGCAGTATACAGAAAAGGTATCAACTACGCTAGACAGGGTGAGCTATCCACAACCACTTCAAGTACATTTGGTAATAGCGTTGCATTTACAGAAAGTGCCGGTTACCTAGTTGCTGATTCAGCTACGGGTACAGTCTATAGATATTATTACAAAAATGCAAATTACGATCTAGCTGAAACTATTACTAACGATGATAGTTTTGGTGAGAAAATTGTACATAACAATAATACTTTTGTAATTTCTCAGCCAACTACTAATCCAGCGGTATATGTATACTCATGGAATGATACTGCCTTAGCAAACGAGTTGTTACTAGCTCAAACTATCGCCGCTCCAGGGGGAGTGACTGATTGGGGAAGTGAATTAGCTATCTCCGGCGATGGTAATTGGGTCTATATTTCAGATACGTTGAACACTCAAGTATATGTTTACAGAAAGAACAATCAAGAATTTTCTGCTGGTTACTTTGTCCCAACACAAACATATGTAATTACTGAGTTGGGTACTACTGACTTTACTGCAATTGGTGCAATTGAAAACAGTGTTGGTATTACTTTTGAAGCGACAGGAATAGGAACTGGTACTGGTACAGCAATCAATACTACATACGAATTAGTAAACATAATTGAAAATCCTGACATTGTGACTGCCGGTTCATTTGTTATCGGAGAAGAATATAAAATCGTTTCATTAGGAAATACTGATTTTACATTAGTTGGTGCAGCATCAAATAATGTAGGGGTAGTGTTTACTGCTACTGGTATTGGCGCTGGAACCGGAACTGCATCAGCACAAAGCAACAGCTTTGGCACTGCAATCTCTACCGATTTTGACAGTGATTGCTTGTTCATCGGTGCACCTAACAAAGATTATAGCGTGAGCGTAACTAATTGGGGAGAAGTTTACTTCTACCAACGTTCTGTTCAAAACTTTGAATCAACTGCTGTTTCTACGTTAACGCAGCCGCAATTCTTTGCATTAGGCTGGACACCTGATACTGCAACTAAAGCAGTAACAGCTACCTCTGACAGCACTGACAGAATCACATTAGCGAACGTATCTGGAATCAGTGTAAATGATGCTATTACTTTTGAGGGCACTGGTCTAGCTGGAACAGATATTATTGCATATAAAACATATTATGTTGCTCAAGTATTTCCTATGTCCAATGCGATTACTATTAAGGAATCAAGATCAAAAGCAAACACTGATATAGTTCAACTATCTACCGTTTCGAGCATTTCTAATGCAACGGCCCATGTTCAAAGTGAATTGTTGCTCGTAAATGTCAACGGACGTATGGTTCAGGATAATAATTATGCAGTTGTAGGTAGTTCACTAGTATATACTGGCTCACTAAATGCAGGAGACATTGTAGAAGTCAGTGGTAATGATTTTTATAATGTTCAAACGTTCAACGCTGCTTCTAATAGCGCAATCAACATTCAATTTGGATATGATTTGGACGTTACACGACAAGCCTCAGAACTATTGATTGGCAGCCCATTTGAAATTGACTCTGAGAATAGAGAAGGTTTGGTATATAGATTTACTAATGGTGGTGCAAGATTTGGTATTGTAGCAGGTGAGAATCAATGCTTCCTATCAACAACCCGCAGCATTTTAATCAACGGATATCAAGTCACATTGGCTGCTGGTACTGCCGCTGCCGTCGCCAACCAAATCGTAAATTCACGAGTACCTAATATTACTGCATCTGCAACTACAGACAATAAACTTATCATTCAAGTAGTTGATCCAAACTTAGCAGAAATCAATAACCAGCTGATGGTCACTGCATTTGATACTGCTACTTTAGATGAATTGGGTATCAGTGTGTATTCACCTACTCAAGTAATTCCCTGCCCTCACAAAGAAGGCCCAACTGAGTTCGGCAAGACAATTAAGTTCAATCAGTTTGACTCAGTTGTAATTGCTGCTCCTGCAGGTCCTAACTTTGTAGCCACTACGTTTGACTTCACTGATGACGAGAATCTAGACAACGACACTGTGTTTGATAACAATGCAACTAGATTTGTTGAGAATTATCCTAACGCTGGCGCAGTCTACATGTTTGATCTATTGACAAACAATAACGGCAGCTTGTCGAATCCTGGTGCATTTGTATACGCACAGCCATCCAACAGTGCAAATCTAGATTTTGTCATCAATCCGTATTACGGTGAAGCTGTTGACTTCTACGATAACGTTGTTATTGTGGGTGCTCCAAATCAAATAATCAATCCATCAAGCGTAGGCCAGGTAACGACTTTTGTTAATGCAACTGGTGTAAGAGACTGGTCAGAGTATCGTCAAAGCGCACCAATCGTAGATATTAACAAGATTCAAAATACACAGTTGTTTAGTGCTAGCACTAATAACACCCTAATAAATCTAGACTACATGGATCCGTTGCAGGATAAGCTATTGGGTGCAATAAGAGAAAACATTGATTATGTTTCACCAGAAGACCCAGCCAAATACAACGTTGATCCGCTAAATGTTTCTGCTAATGTTTGGGGAAGTCTACAAGTAGGAAAAATCTGGTTCGATACATCAACTGTTAGATTCGTGAACTACCATCAGAATGATGTAGTGTACAATAGCGAGTACTGGGGAACTGTATTCCCTGGCTCAGATATCTCAGTATGCACTTGGGTAGCTAGCAATGTTCTTCCTGGTCAATATCAGGGACCTGGAACTCCAATTGATCCTACAAAGTATGCAGTCGGTAGTAGATTGAATGCGTCTAACATCGTTACTCCAGTTTATTATTTCTGGGTAAGAAATAGCGGCCTAATTGTTAAAGAGCGTGAGAAGACCCTATCAGATGCAGTACTTGCATCATACATTGCAAATCCACAGAGTTCTGGAATCGCATATATGGCACCATTATTGCCTAATACTTTTGCGTTGTACAACTCAGCAGAATACATCAATGATATTGATAGCGTTTTCCATATCGGATTTGCTACTAACCAAGACACTGATGTTCCTCACAACGAATTTAAATTGATTCGTCAGAATTTCCCTGATGACTTCTTACCAGGTCTGATGCCCGGTGAAGAGCCATTCTCTCTATATGCAAGAATGCTTGATAGTTTGTCAGGTACTACTATTAGTGGAGAGATTGTACCTAATCCTTTCTTGCCACTAGCTGTTCAGTCAGGCGTGCTATCAAGACCAAGACAAAGCTTCTTCTACAACAGATTTGAAGCACTAAAGAACTACTTGACATATGCTAACGCAGTTCTTGCACAGTATCCTATTACTGAAATAAAGCCAGACATTTCGTTCGCTTTCGTTTCGGATGAATTTTACAATACCGCAGATTATTGGGAGTACATCAACTGGTGGGCACCGGGTTATAACAACAGCACTAGAGCTTTTGCACAGGTACCGTTGTACGCCGATCTAGCAGAGCTTACAGTAAACCCAGGCACTTTAATTAAAGTAGATAATAACGGCAGTGGTTCGTTTGAAATTTATCGCTATGACGGTGAAGGTGTCTGGACACGAGTTGGTCTAGAAAACGGAACAATCGCATTCAGCAGCGCATTGTGGGAGTATGCTAAGTTTGGCTTAGGATACGGAAACGATTTCTATGATACTATACCATATGATGACTATCCAAGCGAAGCAACTAGAAATATCATTCGTCTCCTAAACGAGCAAATCTATACTCAGGAGTTGTTGATTCACAGAAACAAGAGTCTAATTCTACTCTTAGAATACATCCAAACGGAAACAATAGAGTCACAGAATTACTTACCTTGGCTTTCTAAAACATCATTGATGGATGTATTCCACACTGTTCGTGAACTACGACCATTTGAAGTATTCAAGAGTGACAATGTTGAATTCTTAGAAGGTTATATCAACGAAGTCAAACCTTATCACGTAGTCTTAAAAGAGTTCTTGATTAAGTACGATGGTATGGAAGTCTATGATGGAAACATTACTGACTTTGATGTTCCTGCAACATACAATACTAATTTTGATCAGTATATAAGCCCGCAGCTTGTATTCACTGACCCTGATAATGAATATCAGTATGATGAAACCTCGCCTATATGGTCTACTGCCCCATATACTCAGTGGTATCAGAATTATGGTTTGTCATTGACTGGGCAAGAAAACTACCTTATAACTACACTAAAATCATATATGGATTTGGGTTCTAACGTAATGCTGGTAGATAATGCTAGCGGTTTCCCATCCAACGGTGTTATACAAATTGATCAAGAAATAATTTCTTATGCATTTGTTGACAGAAACTTAAATCTGTTGGGAGGCTTGTCAAGAGGTTTCAATAACTCACAAGTATCAGAACATATTCCTGACTCAGATATCTTCATTGATTTGCCTGCGGTGGTAGTGCTGGATGAAGGTTCCGGTTACACTCAAGTACCAAGAGTAACAGCATACGTTGATACTGCATTGTATCCTGCACCTAGAACAGAAGCAATATTACAAGCAGTAATGAGTGGCGGAAGAGTAAGTTCAGTTCAAGTTATTGATCCAGGCGAAGGCTACGTTGTTTTACCTGAAATTAGAATTGATTCTGCATACACAATTCCATTTTCGGACACTGACATTAACGCAAGCCTAAACACAATTAATATTAATGCTCCTTTCCTTAGAACAGGTGAGATAGTTAAATTCAATAGTGGTACCGATGGGGCAAAGCCAACTAATCTTGTAGACGATTCTTGGTACTACGTCGGCGTTCTTGAATCACTGCCCTCAGTAATCATAGCTCTCTACACTAACTATAGTGATGCAGTAAAAGATCAAAATAGAATTAATATTGCACCTGGTTTAGCTTCTAATGATATGACGCTTTCTCCTGGAGCTAGAGCCTCAACTATTACGAGTTCAGCTCCTACTAGAGAAAATAATATCACATTGCGCTTTGATAGAACTACCTACAATTCTCAAGTTATTGATTGGGAATCAGGAACATTCTATGGCGCATTCTTTGCTGGCACATACTACAACAGTGACAAGATATCAAGTTCGGCCATCACACTAGAAAATACTGAGCCAGATATCAACACTATCTTAGCAAGTGCCCAAGGCGTAGCACTACAAATTAGTGATGTTACCGATGAAGAGGAACTTGTTTGGTCTGCGTTTACTCGCTATGTCAGCGGAACCTCAAGTGTTGATAATTCTATTAGTCTGATTCCACAAGACGGAAATAACCCTGACTTGTCAGAGTTAGAACCAAACGCTTCAGGAACAACAATCGGTTTCTACATCGGAATGCCTATTAAATTCGTTGGTACTATAGTAGGCGGCCTATCAGAAGGCGTAACATACTATGTTTCAGAAATTATTGACGAAATTAAGTTCTCTGTATCAGACACTATAAACGGTTCTACAAGAGTACTCAATAACGGAACAGTAAACGCACGATTGCTTGAGTGTTATACAGGAAACATCAACGAAACTGTTATTGTCTCAGTTGATTACCCAGGTATTATTGAAGCAACGCAAACTGAAGGCGTCATCAATGCTATTACAGCGCCGCTATCGCCGGTTGGAACAGGAGGAACAATTGGTTTCTACACGAATCTTCCTGTATTCTTTACTGGTAACGTGTTCGGCGGAATAATTGAAAACTTTAATTATTATGTAACCTCTGTAATTGATAATCAGACATTTACAATCAGCGAAACACCAAACCCAGTAACTGTCACTGTCACACAAACTAAGGCTAGTGGAAACAGTCTAGTTGTTTCAACTATTAATGGAATCTCTAGAAATGATCCAATCATCATCACTTCTTTGACTGGTGGATTGGCTACTAGCGGAATAGTTGCAGGTAGAACTTACTATGTAAGTCAGCTCATTAACCCAACCGAACTTACGATTTCTGAAGTAGTAAACGGTCCTGTACTATCAGTTGCTAGTAGAGTTGGTACTGCGGTCTTGACTAACCAAAAGGACACTGTAAAGTTAACGAACGCTACTGGTTCAATGACAATGAATGTTTCTCTACCGGTTAGCCCAGGACAAGTTGACGGACAGTTATTCACATTGTATAAAACTTCCGGACAGTTTACTGATATTACTCCTTCAGGTGCTAACTATTCAGACCTAATTGAAAGACCAATCAGAGCTACAATTGGTACAGTAAACAAGATTGCTATCTCTGAGAACGATGGCGGAACATTCAACTTCTATGTGAACATGCCAATTCAGGTACTCTCAAACGTAGGCGGACTAGTAACTGGTACTACGTATTTTGTAACTGAATACTCAGGAATGGTTGATCCATTAGATAGTGAACTTACGCTGCCTAATATTCAAGTTGAAGTTACTAACACATCAGATATCGGAAATGTGTTGACCTGCACAGTTGACCTTCTTAGAGGATTTGATGGCACTGACTCACTTTACGAAAAAATGCCTATTACATTCCAGGGAACTGGTTTAGGTGGCATCGTAATTGATCAAGAATACTATGTAAAAACGATAGTAAGTGCTACTCAATTTACTGTTAGCGAAGTAGTAGATGGACCTGTCAAGGTACTAACTCTTGCTAACGGACTTATGGTCGGCACTGGCGACCCCTACATTACGGTATCAACGTCAAAGGGAGGCTCATCGGTTGCATTGACAGATGACAACAGTGCTACTTCTTCATTCACTCAGTTTATTACAGTAGACCCAGTATTTGACCTTTCATATCTGTTAGGCGGATATAACGCTATTATCTCTACTCCGGGTGAAGGGTTTGCAATTAGCAACACTATCTTAATTCCAGGAACAGCAGTTGACGGTACTTCACCAGCTAATGACATACTATTGACAGTGAATACAATAGATGAGGATGGCGGTATTACTTCAGTAATTCGCTCAGGAACTCCACCAAGCGTTGCAAATCAGTACTACATGCAAGTCCGTTCAGCAAACACACTTGCGGTATATAAGAACAGCCTATTAACAATTCCAGCAACTCCTGCTGAATTTGATTACGTAGGTTACACTACCGCGACTGTAACAGAAACCCAAACATCAACCGATATTATTACCGTAAACAGCACAGCCGAGTTTGCAGTCAATGATGCGGTAGTATTCACTGGCGATGTTACTGGCGGCATGAACTTAGGTCAAACTTACTACATCCTAGACAACGGAAACTTCACCGCTACAACACTACAGATTAGCGATACTCCTGGCGGAAGTGTAATTCCTCTAAGCACTGCAACGTCACAGAATTATTCAATGGCTAAATTAGGAAGTGTCGCATTTCTTCCAGAACCATTCTTCTTCAATCAAAGTATTGTTAGATTCAATAACCGAGTATATGTCTGTGTAGTCTCTAACAACGATGACGAATTCATCTTTGGTAAGTGGGAACTGTTAGACAGCGGCGACCGTAGATTGAATGCGATGGATAGAGTCATTGGTTACTATCAGCCAACGAGCAATATGCCCGGTGTTGACCTACAGCAGCTATTTGAGGGTACTACATATCCTAACCCAATCTATCAGGGTAATAACTTTGATCCAAACTTACAATATGGTGTTGATACTATATTGACTCCGCTTCCATTCTATCCTAGTGAAGTTGATATCAGCGGCATTATTTGGAACGGTGACAACTATTTGGCTAGTGCTAACTTGCCAGGATACAACGCTATCTTGACAAGCGAAGATGGTGAAACATGGACTATCAATCAACTAACAAACAACAACATTAATACCACAAGCATTTCGCAGTTGAACGGGTTCTACTTCTTAACGTCAGCAAACCCAACTGTTCCGCTTCTTAGAAGTGTTAATGGGGTAGCATGGTCTGCGGTATCATATTTTGTACCGTTTGGAACAACTGAACTAGAGTTACAAAATCTCGCAGCACTGAATATACCTTCACTATCACTAAATGATGTTGCATACTGCACGACCGGTGATGCATGGGTATCAGTAGGTAGAAACATTTTAAGAAGCGAAGATGGAATTGTTTGGAGAGAATTGACCGAATTCAATCCATCGCTAGAATATAATCTTAATGCAGTATCATCTGTGACAGGAGCAAACTGTTTGGGGTTAGTAGCAGTAGGTAAGGGTAAACAACCTGATTACTCAACTGGCGTCACGCAATTGGTTGATGTTGGTCTAATCTTCTACAGTCAAAATAGTGTCAACTGGAATCAGATTCAACCTCTTACTAGCAATGGCTTGTACGGCGTATCCAGTGACGGAACTACAGTAATTGCAGTGGGTGAGCGTCAAGTAATCTACTACACTCAAAACGGTTTTGATTGGCTTGGACTAAATGAAGTAGGATGTGTGTTTGTTGATAGCATCAACAATTACCTCAACGTCACTAACACTGCCGGATTCACTGATGGATCGCTAGGCACCCCGGTAAGATTCAATAACTCATTCTCTACTATAGTAGCAAACACTACTTACTATGTCAAGGAAATAATTTCACAAACTCAAGTAACACTATCGTCAACACTTGATGGTAGCGTACTCACGCTTTCAAGTGCTTCTATTCCTGACAATACAAGAATGTTTGTATACGATGCTAGTGATCCAATTCCAGCTACACTAAACGACATTTTGTATGCAAACAGTCTTTGGATTACAGTTGGTAATGAGGGTACTATCAAGACCTCAACAGACGGCATCGTTTGGGAAACTCGCACTAGCAACACTACTAATAATTTAGATAACGTCACGTATAATGAAGATCAAGGAGTGTTCGTTGTAGTAGGAGAAAACAACACAATCCTAACAAGTGCTGATGGCATCAGTTGGGAAGAGACCTCAGTGTTTGATCCTATTGTACCGGTATATGATGTGAAGGGTGCAAACTTCCAATTCGGATATGCACCGGAAGAATTAGTAGCAGGTGTTGTAAGCGACAATCTCGCATTGATTGTAAACACTAGACCAGGATCTAACTGGCCTGTTGTTGAATATGGACACACTGGATTCAACGTCAACTCTATTGAAGTAGCACCTATCAATGCAACGCAGCTAGAGTACAGCTTTGCAAATCTAGCAAATGTTCCGGTAACACTTAGAGTACAGGTTATTAATGGTACTACTGAGTTGGGAACTACACTATCACCTGATGCTTATACTATTGATTGGATAAACAAGAAAATCATATTAGATCAGGCAATTAGTTTCTCTCCAAGACTTGATAAACTAAGAATTGATGTATACGAAGCAGGCAATGGCGACCAGCTTGTGAAGGCAAGCACGGATACTTATCCTATCATTACTGATAGCGACTTTGGTTTTAGAGAAATCAATCTATCTTGCAACTACAGTGCT